CCAAGAGACCGACCCTTATGAAGTATTATGATAGAGAGATAGCAAGAGAGACGTTAATTCATGTTTTGTTGGGTACTCTTGTAAACTTCCCTCTAAATATATTCTTCACTTGGTTAGTTATTGTCCAGTGGGGAAATACAGAACCTCTCGTTTTATCTACAACTTTAACGGCCGGTATCTCAGTTATTGCGTTCACACGCATATACATAGTACGTACCCTTACAGAAAAACGTAAAAGACGTAAGAACACGCTCGGATAGCTCAGTTGGTAGAGCAGCTGACTTGTAATCAGCAGGTCGCAGGTTCGACTCCTGTTCCGAGCTCCATTTTTTTAATAATCAGATTTTATCACACCAATTAAAAAAACCATGAGTCTGTAACTGATAATTATTATAAATAATTGTTTGATGATTGTTTACATGAGAGGATTAATGTAGTATAATAGTCCTCATTGAAAGTTAATTTATATTATGGAGTTGTAATGAGCAATGAGTTTTTGTGGGTTGAAAAGTACCGTCCGAAGAAAGTTTCTGAGACTATCCTTCCGACAGAGTTAAAACAAACATTTCAAAACATCGTGGATGGTGGTGAAATCCTCAACATGATGTTTACTGGTACTGCTGGTACTGGTAAAACCACAGTCGCACGTGCGATCTGTGAGGAACTTGACCTAGACTACATTGTCATCAATGGGTCTGAAGAAGGCAACATCGATACCCTACGTGGTAAGATTAAACAGTTTGCGTCATCGGTGTCCTTATCGGGTGGTTACAAGGTTGTCATCCTAGATGAGGCTGACTATCTAAATCCCCAATCGACACAACCTGCTCTCCGTGGGTTTATCGAAGAGTTCTCTAACAACTGTCGTTTCATTATGACGTGTAACTTTGAGAACCGTATCATCGAACCTCTACATTCAAGGTGTTCTAAATACACCTTCAATTTCAACAAGAAAACTATGACCTCGCTATGTGGTGGGTTCATGCAGCGTCTCCAAGGAATCTTGCAAGAAGAGGGTGTGGAGTATGATAAGAATGTTTTAGCTAACATCATCATGAAACATGCACCAGATTGGAGACGTGTACTGAATGAGTGCCAGAAAGGTTCTGTCTCTGGAACACTCAATGTCTCTAATAGTGTAAGTGCGGATATCTCCGATACTTACTCTCAATTGTTCAGTGCAATCCGTGAGAAGAACTTCAAGAAGATGCGAGCTTGGGTGGTTAACAATATTGATGTTGAACCAGCTTCAATCTTCCGTGGTGTCTACGATAAGATGTATGACTATGTCGCCCCCAATAGTATTCCTCAGTTGGTTCTTATCCTTGCGGATTACCAATACAAGAATGCATTTGTTGCGGATCATGAACTGAATCTTGTCGCTTGTATGACTGAGGTCATGGCGAACGTAGAGGTCAAAGCGTGAGTCCATTTGACTTCCTGAAGAGTATAAATGACACTAAAGTAAATCTTATTGATCAAGACCAAGATAACATCAAATACTATAACGGGTTTGTTATTAATAGGTCACTGTCTTATTTTCCGGACACTGTGTTTATGTCCAATGAAATGAACAGATTGCATCACTTAGATGCTAAGATGCAATACGATTTTCTTATAAATATTATACGGAAAAAGAAACGATTCTCTAAATGGGACAAACCTGATCAAAGAGCCGACATGGAATGTATCAAGGAATATTTTGGTTACAGTGAACAGAAGGCGAAGCAAGTCATAGGGCTCTTAACGGAATCACAAATAAAAACTATCAAACTAAAGGTAGCAAAAGGTGGAAGAGAATAATCTTGTCCAATGGAACTCTGATATGATGCTGGAAATCAGTCTATCAGAACCAGACGACTTTTTAAAAGTCAGAGAAACATTAACACGTATAGGTGTAGCGTCTCGGAGAGATAATACCTTATACCAATCATGCCATATCTTGCATAAGCAAGGTAGGTATTTCATCGTCCACTTTAAAGAGTTGTTTCTACTAGACGGAAAGAAGTCTAATCTAGAGACCTCTGATATGGAGAGACGTAACACAATCGCCACTCTGCTTGCAGACTGGGGACTAGTCGGAATCGTGAATAAAGAAGTTGCACGTGATTGTGCACCGATGAGACAAATTAAAATTATCTCATTTCGAGATAAATCTGAATGGACACTACAACCAAAATATAATATCGGAAACGGTTAAAGTATGTCAGATCATTATGGAATATTTGAGGACAGAGAAGAAAATATAAGAACTAAAACACCATTTGTAAGTCGGCTTCCATTTGATATGGGGTCGACCTACAATTGGAATGAATTTATGATTATGATGGATTCTCATCCTAACGATTTGTATGATCGTAACTCGGATAAGATGCGTATCGGATTGAACTCTTTTCACAGTCGCGGTAGTGCACCGGACTTTGCTAGAAAGATTTATGAAGAGATGCAAGAAGTCTTTGCATTACATGAAAACAAAATCACTAATATCGCGTTCAGCGGTTTCGGTCGTGCAAGTGGATCATACCCTTGGCATAAAGATTCTATGGACGTGTTCTTGGTACAGGTTATCTCCACCGTAGGTTTAAAAGTAGAAGGTATCAATGATAACGAACCTTTTGACTTCGAGCCGGGTATGTATGCGTACTTACCTCGTGGAACTCACCACCAAGTATTTCCGAGAGAGTCTCGTGTTTCTTTCTCTTTCGGAGTAGAAGGATCACCAGATCCATCAATATATTACTAAACAATATCGAATATAATAAAATAAAGTAATAATAATTCACTTTACTTTGTTACAATTCGTATATATAGTACCGGATGTGCCGATGGTCGGGCATCCATTTTAAAACTTGCTAACTAATCTAGGAGTTAACGGCATGACAGCAACAGCAAAAACTATATTTCCTCGTTCAGCATTCGTTGGTTTTGATACCATGATTGATGACATGGATCGTATCACACGGCACTCGAATGACACATTCCCTCCGCATAATATTTTGAAGACGGGTGAGGATCAATACCTAATTGAGCTCGCAGTAGCTGGATTCAGCGAAGAAGAGCTTGAAATCGAAGTAAAGAACCGAACATTAACCATTCGAGGGCGGCATAAAGATACAGGAAGAGAGTATATTCATAAAGGGATATCACAAAAACGATTCGAACGACAATTTAGGCTGTCGGAGTATGTTGAAGTAATGGGAGCTGATTTCAGTCAAGGACTACTTGCCATAATATTGGAAGTAGTGGTACCTGAAAGTCAGAAGCCTCGTCAAATAGCAATTAACGGAACTCGAACTCTGAGTCCACAAATTCTAAACGAGGAGAAAATAAATGCGACAGATAAGAGCATACATGGCTAAGAGAGATACCGAAGACCTAGAAACATTTGGTCTTGTGGGCATCAATCTGATATGTATCTGGACTGTAGTACTTTGCATATCAGCAATTATGTAAATACATAAGGGGGAGTCAAATCCCCCTTTTTTTGTGGATTATATGAAAGCAATACAAATTGTAATGAAAGGTGATGAACGGTCTGAGGAGTATGCCTATCTCTCTCAACGTTCTTTCCAACGTGCCATAGATGATGGTTACATCGATTCCATAGAAACCTTCGATGCAATTACCCCCCAATCAGAAGACTTCCAAGACCACGTAGATAAGTACGTCTGGTCAAAAAGTTTGATGACCCTAGATTTAAATTCCGGTAACAGTAAAGACGACCACTCTCCTACAGAGAAGGCTGGTATGTGCTCTCACTGGGAACTCATGCGTCAACAAGGACAGTCTGACGAGAAGTTCTGGATTATGGAACACGACACATGGTTGATCGAAGAAAGGTACGAGGCGTTCAAACTTCTCTCTGAGTACGCAGATAACACTCTCTACGCAAACATCGGATTGTTCATGGGTATGTACTGCATGGACAAGAGTTTCGCACACTGGGGTCATTACATGTTGACCCAGAAGGACTTCCCCATCAACTGTGGGCCGTACTGTGTTCTCCAACGTCTTTTCAGAACGTTTACTACCAAACACCTAGAACTACCAGAAATAAATTATTACGGAATTCGGAATACTGCCTTGCATCCTTGGAACGAATGTGATACAATAGGCGTAGGACGTGACATTGGAGTTTACTTCAATAGACCAGATAAACAAAAGAGCGGTATTCCAACACCAACTACTCAGGTGATTTCAAAACGACTTGCGGTCACACAAGACCATCATGGTTACTCAGATAAAAAACGAGAACAGCCTTGGACTCGACACAAATTTTTTAAGGTAATTGATTAGGGGGGTTGACACGAAGCGCTATATAATGTATAATGTCCATTAAATAGTGAAAGGTGTAATATGACGTATCAACCATATAATCTACAAGATGTCTATGACGCGGCATCTCAGAAGAAATTCAAAGTAATCAGCACGTTTGCTGGCGGTGGTGGTTCCTCCACTGGTTACCGTCTCGCTGGTGCAGACATCCTCGCAATCAATGAGTTTGTCGAAGAAGCAAGAATAACCTATAAAGAAAACTATCCCGACACTCCTATCGTTCCTGACGATATCAAAGAACTATCTGGTCAAGACTTCCTAGATCTCACTGGTCTCAAGAAAGGTGAGTTAGACATCCTCGATGGTTCTCCTCCTTGTTCTGCATTCTCTGTTGCAGGCAAACTTTCTCACTCATCAGACGGTAAACACTCTGATGGCTGGGGACAAACCAAATCTTATTC